CAGGACTTATATCTTTTGGGTTGGAATCTATAAAGGTGTTAAAATCAAATTCATCATTATAAACTTGGTCTTGTGCAGTTGGAATTAAACTATACGTTTCTAAGTTGTTTGTAAATGCGCTCATTTTGGATGCAACAATTAATAAATCTCCTTTTAACTCATCCAAAGTATTTGCATATGTAGTATTAGATGGGTCAACGGCAGAAGTGCCTGTCAAAGAAAAAACAATTACTTCGTTTTTATCATTAGAATACCCATCAAAAGAATTGCACACATAATTCAATTGGTCTAATAAATCAATCATTTTAGTTTCATTAACTTGATTTTTTACAATGTTGTTAGACGCTTCACTAATTATTGATAGGTAAGTTGATTGTCTGCTATCTATCATATCTTTAAGTTTTCTTTTGATTTTTCTTGTAGATATATTTGTAAAATTCTGAAGAGGTAGACTAGCCAATATCGGGCTCGTTTCATTTTCTACATCTTCTTTTGCTTTAGAAAACAACATATCAACTTTATCTTCATACTGACTTTTTCCAAATATTTTTACTAAGTTAGTTTGTGGTTGATTAATGTTATTAAAATACCCCGTTTGGTATTTTCTATCTTTTGTAAAAATTAAAATTCCGCCAATCAGTAACTTATCATTTATATTTTTTAAATTTTGAAAAACGCTAGTTGCATATTCTTTTGTTATGTCTATGAAATTTTTCATATTTTCTTTATATGATAAAACACCTGTAAATCCACTTAATGTTGTATCATAATTCGATGATTCTTGTTTTCCAATAGTAGTTCCAATTTTATTTTGTTGGTTTTGTTGTGGTTTTATTACTGGATTTGTTTTTAACGCTTGAAAATACTCTGCATCATATTGTGATGTTACATCTTCTGTTATTGTTGCTCTTTCATCATACATTTCAGTATTTGCGTAATAATTAAATGAAAGAGCGTTTTGAAGTTCGGCGATTGGACCAGCCAATCCCTGACCCCCTATCATTTTAAACCTCAATGATACTTTAGCAAACATAGGTTGAACCCCTATTCCTTCAGGGTTTAAATCAAGCGAATCTTCATACTTAATTTCTATTGAGTCTGGTATAATTTTGGTATGAAAAAAATCACCCATTCTTAATACCAAAACGGGTGGAGCACCAAATGCACTATTAAATGCGTCATTGTAATCTAGACCATAAGTTCCTGCGGCGTTTTGGGAAACGGTTGGTATTGTGTCTCCTGGTCTAGCACATTGTTGTAAGAAAGTTAATCTTGAGTTTAGACCTTCAGGCGTGATAGAGTGAAAAACGGGATTAAAATATTGAAACTTACTTCTAATTGAATCATAAATAAATGGATTTGTTTCTTTAACCATTTGAAAATAATTACACTCTGTAAGTAATCTTCTCAAGATTTTTTTTGCTAGGTCTTTATATTGCGGTGTTTGTTTGAAGTTGTCAATTATTTGGTTTTGTGGTGTTGGTTTTGGGGCGGTGCTTTCAGCTGCTGTAGGGTTCGGAGCTGCAGACTCTACTTGTGCGGGGGGAGTTTCTGACTTAGCGGGTGGTCCTGGTTTATATACAATTTTTTCAATTTTTACTCTTCTACACGCCATAGCCTGAACAGAATAAATTCCTTCTTCATATGGTGATTTAAAAGCCTTGGTACAATCAATTTGTGAATATTTTGGGTCTTGAATTGCGGCGCTTGAACCGGTTGCTTTTTTAATAATTTTCAATTTTCCTGAATCTATAAATGATTTTAATGTTTTATTATTTACCGTAAACTTTTCAATAAACTTTAAAACCGAATCGTTTCTCCTTTCAGACAAATTTTGATTGCCGCTAGTATTTGTTGAACTGGCAGTTGCCAATAAATCAAATGTAACTTCTCCACCTGAATCTAAAACTTTAAATACTTCGCCCAAAAACTCTTTTAAATCATTAAATTCTTGTAATATATTATCAAAAAATCCACTGAGAGTTTGTTTTCTTGTGTCAACGTACTCGGTTAATGAAAATGTAGGAGTTGTTGTTGTATTAAGCGCTACTTTATTTGCGTCACTATATTTAAAAACTTTATCAAGTGGTTTTGTTGTATCGTACAGTGTTTTGTTTGATGTATATTCATTATACCAATATTCAAAGTCTTTATTTGTTGTTGAACTAGTTGAATCGTTAGGTTGGGCGTTTTCAAAAAACAAAAATATTTCTTGAAACTTTGGGTCCGAAATTTTTGTTGCAGTTTCTGGTGGTGTTGTTTTTACAACTTCTTGTTTTACAGGTTCTGGATTAGGAGTTTCTTTTATTATGGTTGTAGCCTGTTCAGGATATTTTATTAGTTGTATTGCGGTTTGAATATCTTGTGGAGCTAAAGAAGCGAATCTTTGACCCAACGTATAAATGTCATACTTTAAACATCCCGCAAAAAATGAATCCATTACTTTTTTTAATTCTGATTCGGGTTTTACATCTTTTAATTCTTGGTCCACTAAAATGTTTGATATAGAAGGGTGGTCAACAATAATTTTAAAAGATATTGACCCACTCCTTTCTGTATTATTATATGTATATATTGGTTCGGGTCTACCGATAAATTCTGTTGGAGAAAATTTTGGTGATGAAGTATCCTCAAACGATAAATCATATGGAGGAAACCACATAATTCTACCTCCATTAGGTCCTCTTTCGCAAGCCGGTAAATCTTGTACGGTAAAACCAGGTTTGTTTGATGTTCTCCAAGCTAAATTTTCTAAAGAAAGCATATATTTTTTAACTTGGCCATTAATAATATTCGAAGATTGTCCGTTTTTATCGTTAAATGGTACTATATTAAGGTTATATGTGTTATCCAAAACTGAATATGTATATTTTCGAATATTACCATCTGTTTTTTGTAATTGAGAATAATTTGTGAAAGGAATATCTTTTGTAAATAATCTACAATATTCATATCCTTTTATAGCATTGTTTGTACTTCCTACTGAGTTTTTTGAAGTATATCTAATAACTCTAGAACCTTTTGTCATTTCAACATATCCATCGTTAAAAACTTTAGATATTTGATTTATCGCAGTGCCAACATGTTCAAGTTTTTTTATTCCTGTTCTGTCGGCCGAATCAACTATTTTTTGAGTAGTGTCCAAAATTGAACCATTTTTCCAAACATTGTTTTCTTCTATTTTCCAAGATTCGGTGTCTTTAAATGCTGATTCATAATTTTTTGTAAATACATTACTTTCTCCAAATCTTTGTCTTCCTTCAGGACCTGCCAATTGTCCTATTTTAAAGTACGACTTTTTAGAAGACCATGTAAATCCACCAGCTAAAGGTGTTGTACCATCTATATAATTTCTAGAGTTAAGTCCAAATTTATAATTTTGAAAAGATTCTCCTTCGTAATACTTTCCTAATTCACCAACTGAGTAAACAGGAGCACCACTAGGTTCTCCATTTCTGTCTAATGGTTGAGCATTGACTGGCGATATTAAAGTAGAAAATATATCATCAGAATTACCTCCCCCATAGAATTCAGGAGAAGGAGCAAATAAAGAAGGTCTTCTTAAACTTAGTCCTTTATAATCTGGCCTGTATGCATTATAAAATAATTGTCCAAACAATAAACTTCTTGTCGCATCAGAAGTGTTAGTTAAAAATAATTTTGAGCCCCTTTTAACCTTTTGTCCTGTAATTTTTCTAATAGCCCCCATTACAGTACTTGTCACAACTTCAACAGGGTTTTCAACAAGTCTATTTAGCATACGCTTATTTGGGTAATCAAAGTATTCGCCAGGTATAATAGAATATGGTGAATATAATCCCCCAAGTTTTGCAGTAAAATTTAAGGCCCGACCTATCAACGATTCTGGAGATGTAATGGTATAATTTCTTTTAAACAATGGTATATTACCTGTTACTATGCCGGCAACGTTCAGTGGGTTTAATTTTGGTTTTACTGAAATTTCACCACTATCTGGGTCAACTGAAGAATCTAATACATTTATTCTTCCCAAAGTTTGTGACACCAATTCACTTGCAATTCTATATTTATATTCCTTTTTCAGTTGTTTTGCACCAATTGCCGCCAATGCTGAATCTTGTGAAAGCGTTCCATCAGAACCTCTTGGATTATCGCTTAATAATATATTTATAGGTTTGTAGGTCGAAGGTATAAAATTCAATGGTGTTAATGAATAGGCATAAGCATTGTTATAACTTACAGGAACTATATCTTTAATTGTTATTAAATTGTAGTCTCCGTCGCCTGTATTATATTTATTCTTACTATATGATTCTTGTTCTTTTTTAAATCCAACAGTTTCTAATTCACTACCTTTAGTATCTGTAAAATCATACTCACCTTGATTTGAAAGTTTACCTAAATTTGTATTTATATCTATTGAATCTGTTGGTATATTTTGAGGTCCATATTGATTAAGACCAAATAAAAACGGTCTGTCAATTTCTCCTTCATTTTCCAAATCGCTGTTTATCGAATCAGGAAACCCATAATTACCTTCATTAGGGTTTGTTTGAAAATTTAAATTTGGAACTACTGTGGTTTGTGATTGTCCTTGTTCTGGCCCATACTGATTTACTGCAAATAAAATAGACCTATCGGTATTAGCTTCAGTCTCTAATTCGCTATTTACTGAATTAGGAAATCCGTAATTACCTTCATTAGGGTTTGTTTGAAAGTTATTATTTGGCACTACCGTGGTTTGTGATTGTCCTTGTATCGGTCCATATTGATTTACTGCAAATAAAATAGGCCTATCGGTGTTACCTTCTATTTCTAATTCGCTATTTACTGAATCAGGATAACCATATTCCCCTTCATTAGGATTTGTTTGAGCGTTAGTAAATGGAAAAACAACTTGATTATATATTGTTGGTGGTCCGTATTGATTTATAGGATAAAGAATATTTCTAAGTTCAACCCCCTTTATAAATAAATTACTTCCATCTGTGTCGGCATGTGTATATTCCCCCTCGTTTGAACCCAAGTACAATATATTATTGATAGAATACTTTGTAATTCCATAATCTGTTGTGTCTTCTGGAGTATATTTATTTATTAACTTATATACAATTTCTTTTTCGTTTCCAACAGTTTCTAATCTGCTATTTATTGTGTCGGAAATATTATACTCTCCCGACCCTACAGTTTGAATAACTTGATTGTTTTGAATCCAATAAACCGGCTCACCAAAACCACGGTTTAATGTATTTTTGTAAACGTTTAAAACTTTTAATAAAATTTCTTGTTGGTTTCCTATGCTATTCAGGTAACTATTAACTGTGTCTGATATTGAATATTCGCCGTCACCTCGTATAATTAAAGGTGTCAAATTGTTTATACTATACACTGGAAACCCAAAATCGTTTCCATTGTTTTTGTACGCGTTTCTAACTTTCGATAAAATTTCTTGTTGATTTCCAATACTGTTCAAAAAACTATTTATTGTGTCAGAAATATTATATTCGCCCTCCCCTCTTGATAAAATTGTTTGATTGTTATTGATATACCATACAGTATCTCCAAAACCACGGTCTTTTGTGTTAAGTGGTTTATAAAGGTTTGTTACAATTAATTCTTTTTCTTTTGTGTTGCCAATTTTTTCTAACTCACTTCCAATAGTTAAAGGGTATCCATATTTACCTTTATTTGTTTCTGTTTGTAAATTTTTGTTAATTTCTATTGTGTTACCATATGATGTATCAAATTCTGTGGGTCCATAGATATTATTAACATACAATAATTTTTCTTGTCCGTTTCCAATTTTTTCTAACTTAGAGTTAATTGAGTTTTTAAAACCATATAAACCAAAATTAGTTTCAATATTAAAATTGACGTTAATATTGACCATGTCTCCGTAGCTAGAGTTACTATTATCAGGACCATATTTATTTTTTTTATATAAATCTTTTTCCTGTAAATTTCCAATTTTAGAAATTTCTTCAGAGTCTTTGACTGAATAATCTACAATTTTAAATTCTGTGTTTTGAAAAGATTCGCCAAAAGATGTCCCATCAACACGGTATGGTTTAAGATTTCGTGTTAATAATCTTTTTCTAAAATTTTCAGAAGAGTTAAATGAAAGTGGACTATCCATTTATTTGTTTATTTTATAAATAGACATTGTTTAATTTTTATCCTCTTTTTTGAGTAATTAATGCGTTTGATAGTTTGTCTGAAAATTCAACACTTAATCTTGTATTTACAGTATTCATTATAGTTTCTTTTAATTGAGATGTATTTAAAACTTCGTTTATCAAATTTTGTGGTATATTTGTATTAATATTTAATGTTACTTCAGTTTTACCTCCGATTTCAACTTTTTGAGTACCATTACTTAAACTACTAACTAAATTTGTTAATGAACTTGTTAATTGTGGTGTGTTTTTAGAATAAATGTCTGATAAATTTGTTGGTGTTGCTGTTGTTTTTTTATACTCCAATGAAATGTCATTTGGTTTTGGTATTTCGATTGATTTTAAAATATTTTCAGATTCATTATATTTGTTAAAAAAATCTCCTATTCCAGGAGAAAGTAATATATCATCTTTTGTGTCTCCTAAAAATTGACCAAAGGACCCTGTGATTAATTTTTTTCCTCCTTCAGAAAAAAATGCATCAGAAGCTGCTGGTGGCGTATATTCAGGAACTTCAGCAGATGTAGGAGCTGCTATTTTCCTCTCTCCTGCTACAAGTTTGATTGCTTCAACCGCGTCATGAATTAATTTTGTAGCACCTTCTAAAAAAGTTTTAAATCCTAAAGCATATGCTTCATAAGCTGATGCAATATCACCACTAGCCTTACCAAATTCTTCTTTAAATTTAGCAAACATTTTATCATAGTCAGTTTTATTATCTCCATACATAGTCATGTCCTCACCACTTTTTGTGATTCTTTTTCCGTCTTTCAATCCCATTCCAAAAATACCTTGGTTTTGAATAGTAATTAATGTTGCCAATTGTTTATCTTGTACACTTAGTTGATTTTTAGCATTTTGTAACATTTCTGTTTGTAAATCTTTTTCGTTTTTACCTAAATCTTTGTTGTACTCGTTCAATGCATCTATAAATTTATTATCTTGCATCAGTTGTGCCAAGTCTTTAGTACCTTCATCAAAATTTGGTAGGTCAATAGAAACTATACCTCCAGGGCCTATTTCTGCTAAACTTGAAACTAATCCTTTTTGTTCTTCAGTTAATTTTCCAAAATCAATCCCTTTTGACATTATTTCTTGTTCTTTTCTGGCATTAATTGCACCTTTTGCAACTTCCTCATAACTTAAACCTAAAATATCCGCCTGTTGTCTTAATCTCAACATTTCCTCACCACCAATTTTAAATTCACCTGTAGTTTCATTAAAATCCACAGCGGCTGATGATGCTTTTATTATTTCGTTTTGAAGCCCTTCCATATCATACATTGACATGTGTAGTAGTTGAAATGGGTCTGATAAAGCTCCAATATTACCACCTAATGCTTGTAGTTGTGATGCCATTTCAATAGCTTTTTCTGGCCCACCGTCTAATATTTTTTTTGCTGTTGTTTCTGCATCTTTTAAACCTAAACCAACCCTTTGAGCTTGAGCGGCCATTTTTGTTAAACCTTCAACGCCATTTTTAAAACCATATATTTGAGCCTTTTGGATATTATCAGACACTGTTTTGGTTAGTGTCTTTGCATCAAGACCTGACGCCTTTGCGGTTGCTGCAACTTTGTTCATTATCGCAATGGATTTACTTTGTGTAATACCATATTGAGTCATTCCTCCAATAAGTTTTGCAACATTCTCAGGAGTTTCTCCGATTGCTTTTCCAAAAACTAATGCGTTTTTTGTCATTTCAGCACTTGTAGGAATCATCCTACCCATACTTGATTGTACCCCTTCTAAAAATTTACCAGCATCATCCCAAGCGATTCCATATTGTATACCTTGTTCATAAACTTGGTAAATTTCTTCTTGAAATTCTGCAACACCACTTTTTAAACCTTGTCCTAATGTTGTATTAAGTTTTGTTGCTTTGTTTTCTAGTGTCAAGAAAAAATCTTCGATTCTCTTTAGACTATATGCATCCTTCATCGCCGCTTTCACCGCATCGACAAAATTGGAAACGTTTAAATCCAGGAGCATTGTGCTCAAAGAAGATTCGGATTTAAAAGGGTCAGTATATCCTAAAAACATCATATAGTTTTATTTGATAAATATTATTCTTGTTGTTTTTTATTTTCTTCGATAAGTTTATTTATAAAATACTTTCTTTCATATGTTGGCATAGTCATAATGTCTCGATAAGAAAATCTTGCGAACTTGACCAAATAATATATTTCGTCTAATAGATGTTTTTGATAATCAGAAGAAAGGACGAAAAAACTCCACCCCAAAAGTAACATCAATAGTCACTTTTTCTCCAGACGGGGTTTGAATTACTTTTTGTAAATCGATTTTTGGTTCACATTTATATGCAAATCTTCTAAAGTCTTTTGCATCTGATATTGGCATTTGGTTAATAAATTTAACTATTTGAAGTGGGTCTTTAACACCATCAATTTCTACAATTTGTTTTTCTAATCTTTTGGTTGCAATAGGTATGGTCATACCGGCCGGATATTGAGAATTAAATTTGTCCAATTCTTTTTGGTCTCCAATTGTCAACATTCTAAACTTAACTTCTTTTTTGGATTTTGGTAATACGTATGAAAATAACCCTTCAAAGTCAGGTTTTTCTTCAATCGGTTTGTAATCCAACGAATCTAAAAAAACAGTTGTTTCAAAAGTTTTGTTTGTTCTTGGGTCAGTAACTGTGAAATTATATTCAGGGCCAAAAGATGAATTTCTTAAAAATATTAAAACTGCTTGAACGTCACAATCTAACATATCATTAATGTTAAATCCAGGTTCGTATATTTTTTGTCTAAGTAATGAATATATAATTCCTTCTTTATCGTTATTTTGTGACATCAAAATATTTTCATCTTGTGCCGTTAAATAACCTACTTTTATTGTTTCTTTTTTTGGTTTATAAAATATACCTTGTGATGGTAATTTTATTACGTCATGTGGCAAATTAAAATCCATTTGCCCGTATTTTGCTGATTCGTCCATAGTTTTTATTTAAAAATATTCTGAATAAAATTATTGTAAATAAAAAATCCCATCTATTGACGGGATTAATTATAATTTTATTTTTAAAATTTTAGTATACTAATATACATCTATCAGGTCTTAAAGTCATATCAACAGTCATAAGTTCTGAACCATCATATCCGACATCACCAAATTTAACATCTGTTAAACTACAATTTTGTAATATCCACTTTTCGACCGCCACCCCTGTAGGGTCTAACATTTCTAAGTTCACATCTTTTTTGTAACCTGCAGCATAACCCATACGTCCAGTTACTGATTCGGCGTGTAAACGAACCCATTCCATAACCGCCTGAGCGGCTGACGGACCAATCGGGTCTCTTAAGGTTACATCTATAGTCTCCCATGCAAAAGACCCTGCAACATATGTTTCAGTATTCAAAAATTTAATTTCTTTTGTGTCGATTTTAATTGATGGTCTTTTAGCTTTTTCAACGTACCATGAATTAATACCCAAACTTGAGTCAAATGTTATTATAAACCTATTTTTCTTTTTTGGTTCGTACTGAAACGGCATTCTCATTAATAAATCAGCCATGTTTTTTTAATTTTTAATTTTTATTTTATTTTACTATAAATACTTACTAAATTATTTTTTTGTATTTACTTTTAATTATTTTAAATTTATTCTATAACTAGAAATTAATATTTAATTTTATTTCCCCCTTTTGTTAAATATAAGTTCAAAGGTAATTCCTCATATTCATTAGATAACAATTCTTTAATTTTTTCAACATTTCTTAAATCGTCATCTGAAAATCCTATAAAAGGTTCCCAACTTGTATTGAATTCAACATCATTTTTAAACATAGGATTACCCTCGACCCCGTAACGACTTTTTAATTCACTTGCTAAAGTTTTGCAGTAGGATATAAATTGTTTTAAAGCTTCAAACTTTGCTTGTTCTGGATTAGAAGCATTTCCATTTCTATAAGAAACTGGAAAAAATTTACATAAGTCCAAATAATAATTAAGTTCTGATGGTGATAGAGCTTTAACAGATATATCTTCTTTTACTTTATTTCCTATTTCACGATATTTGTATAAATTTTTAGCTAACTGTCTTGAGTCTATTCCATTTTTATTACTCATGATTAAGTTGTAAACGCCATCTTTTAAAGTTTCTGGACTATGTCCTCGTGCAGTAATAATTGAAAATATTGACCCACCATTAACACACTCCACAAAATCAGACCAAGAAGGACCGGGTTTTGCAACCATAGAATCAATGATAAACTTTTTGTTTCCAAACTCTTTGAAGTTTCTAAGTGCCCCCAAAGAATAACCAACAATTTTTTTTCCTTTATATGTAAAAGGTTTATAACCAATTTTTTCTCGGTGTTCTGCAAAATCTTCTGTTGACATTTGAACTTCATTTTCGTCTTCATCCATTACTAAAATTGTGGTTGGCATAAATAAAATATTATCGTCCCAATCAAACGCATAGTACTTCAAGTCGGGTCTACCAACATCATCAAATCCTTCATTCAATTTTCGATGAACAAATTTTTTAACATATCCACGAATATCCATTATTTCATGATTTTTTCTAAAAGTTTTTCTAACTGAGATTCAGTTAAAATTACATTTTGTTTTTTTGTTGAATAAGTTTTATCAGACCAATCCTTGATGCCAACTGACTCTTTAATAACTTTCTTTTTTATTTTCATTTTTATTAATTTTTAAAATAAGTGGAGGAAGTATCCTCCACATTTATTATACGTTGTCAAATGATGCTCCTGTTGGAGTAATAACAAACTCGATGTCAATGTATTCTAACGCTCTTGTTGGTTTCAAATAAATCTTACCTGTAAGAGTGTTTGAGTCTAAATCTTCAGGTGTATTTGAAACTGTAACTCTAAAGTCAATCAAACCTCGGTCTCTTCTAATAGAATCCAAAATTGGATTTACTGAATCTAAGAAGTCTTGTCTTACTTTATCATCATTTTGTTCAAATAATAATCTAATTGCCACCGCCGAAATCAATTTACGAGCTTGTAGTAATAGTCTTCTAACATTGATTCTGTCCAATGCAGATTGTCTAATTTGTAAAGTTTTATTACCCCAAATTACAGTACCAACATCGTTAAAAGTGGCAATTGGATTAATTCTACCTTTATATAATATGTCTCTATCTTCTTGTGTCAACTTACGTCTTGCTCTAATTGCGTTAACAATACCTCTTGTATATCCCGCTGATGCGAACCATGGGAATGCAATGTTGTCTGTTAATGCTAAGTTTTTAGTAACTTCAGCTGTAGGTGGAAGATAAATTTGGGTGTTATTAACAGTATCTCTTGTTAATACCCAAGGATAATAAGTTGCGGTGTAATTAGAGTCGATGCCTGTATTTTCTAAATTGTCAACCGCTTCTTGTGGATAAATCAACCCTTCTTCTATATTTTGGTAAGAAGGAAGAAATAAATTAAAGTCAGGTGTTGTACAAATGTAGATTGAATCTGCCCTATTTTCTTCAATTAAATTAACCGCGTCTTCCACTAAGTTACTATTATTTACATAGTCAATACCTGGAGTAACAAATACATTTATATTTGTAGATTCAGGATTTGAAAAAGTTGATTGGCCCCACTTGTATGCGTAGTAATCAGTGTTTGCCCAAGTCTCTTGGTTTGGTCCTGAAATTTGTTTGAACGCTCCCCATCCTGACGCTGTAGGATATGTTGCAGATGCGGCGGCTCCCTTTTTATATCCTGTTTGACCTAATGCGTAGGTATCTTCATTAGTTCTTGATGCTGTATAAATGTCCCAACCGTCAAACCCACCATAAGGATAAAGGGTAAATTTTCTTGTATTTAGGTAGTAATAAGGATTATCACTGTCTAAAGGTTCGCTCGAGAATGAACCGACACCTACTTCAAAAGCCGACTGACCAGAAGTGACGTAAGCATTAGAAATGGTTACAATAGTTGCCCCACTATCCAAATGGAAACCTTTAGTAACATATCCCCAATCAGGACCAGTAGTATCAGTTGCAATATTTGTAGGAAGTTGTTTACCTTTGTACTCAAAGAAATCGTAATCAACTCCCGTAATGTTAGAAATACCCAAGTAAGTTTTTCTAACATTTTCACCTGAAGAAATTCTAATATTATCACCACCATTGGCAGAACCAAAAGGTGGATTATCAATTTGTTCTCCCGGTTTTAAATACCTTGTTTTGTACACTATGAAAGGAGGTGTTGCGTTCGAGTATTCTCTCATGATATAACCTTCAAACCCACAAGGAAGAGCATCTATTGGTGCTTCATCAGCCATTTCAATCATCAAGTATTTAGATTTTACTTGATATTCACCATTAGAAGTACCAATTTTATTTGCTATGAAGTTATTTTGTGAAGGGTCTAATGAACAGTTTGTAAAACTTTCTATTACTCTTACATTTTGGTCAGTATCATAAAAATCTCTAACAAAAACGTCAAAAGTATTGTTTGTAAAAGATATATTACCTATTGATATTTTTACAAGTCTGTTTGCCGCATTACCATCAGAAATTAATACAAATTTAAATAATTTATAAACCAAATTACCTCTTAGCTCAGACACTAAGTAAGGTGTTTTAGGTGTTTGATATTGTTCTAAATAGAAACCAATAGTTTCAGTATCTAATGATTCTGCGCTGTCCAAAGCAATTAAATCACAGTATAAACCTCTAATTTTACTATTGTTATATCCTGAATTTAATAAACTTGGGTAAACTTCCTCAACAAAAATAGGAACTTCATTTCTATCTTTCGCAAAGTTTGATTTACCAAATAAACTTGACATGTAGTTAGAATTTGTAGACAACATTGAAGTTTCAAAACTAAATGTTTCTGATTCATATGTAATACCTGATATAACAAAAGTTGAGTATGGGTCACTTGTAACTGCTGAATATGTACCAGTACAGACCATTTGAACGTCACTTGTTCCTGTAACCCAATATTTTGGTCCGTGTTGTGTTGAAGAATATGTGGTAAGACCTCTTGAACGAAGTGTTGATACAACTAAGTCATCCCACTCACTATACGGTGAACCTGAATAGAATGTCATACCAATATTACACTGACCTGAATATACTCCACCACCTATAGATGCGATTCCTTTAATTGACGCTCCGAAACCATACCCATAGTACGAACCAACACTTTGTACTTTACTATAATCGAATAATGCGTAGTACCATGTATCGTTTGTACCTGCTGAAAGATTTGCTAAAGATAAATTAACATTATTAACCCCAAAAGTTTCAGAAGTCGCTGACACAGTATTCACTGAAGACCCCGAAACGTAAGATAGTGTATTTGCGCTTAGAGTACCCCAATAAATCGCAGTAGTTGCTGAAGTAGACGCACTCACACTAAATCTATTAACGTTAGTAGAAATATAGTTTTGAAAATCCGCATTCAATGTAGATGTTCCTCCATTAAAAGTTGTGTATGTGTTGTAAAAATGGGAACTTAACTGTGACGGAACAGATGTGATTGTTATGTTTGAACTAGAACCTGTTTTTCCTGTAAAGTTTAATGTAATCCCTGTAGTATTTCCTGTTGCAGAAATAGTACCAGGGTTAGGATTTGCAATCGTTACAACAGACCAAGACGGACCTGCATCATAACCTGATAATCCAAGTATTCTTGTTACAAACAATTGGTTCGATTGACTTAAGTAAGCCTTTGCTATATAAGACGCCTCATATTTTGGTATTTGTGTACTTACAAATTTTTCAGGACTTGTCCCGCCGAAATAAACTTGATATTCGTCAAAGTTTGTTATGAAAATAGGTTCAAATGCGGGACCTTGAATAGTTTCACCAACAATACCTAAAGTTGTTACACCAACGCTTTGGGCAACAAAAGTTAAATCTCTTTCTGAAGTGTAAACACCGGGTGAGACAAAAACCTTATTACTAGATGCCATTTTAAATTATGTTTTAGTTTTTATTTTTTATATATAAATACATTGAATTTTTGCAAAAAACTATTGACAATAATATATTTATTTGTTAAGGCAGACAAAATTCTACCTTTTTTCATACCTTAAATTATTATGAAACATAAAAAAATAAAAAACATTAAAATATCTGAAGATACTCATTTTGTTTTAAAATCATATTGCGAAAAGAAAGGTTTGAAATTGTATAAATTTTTGGAAAATTTGATAGTCAAAACTTGTAGTAAACCCAAAGATATATACGGTGAAGATTAAACAAAATATGCAACAGTTTTAATTACTGACGTTTCTGTTATTAAGTTTTTATAAACTTTTATTAGTAATGAATCACCATCATTAATTTGAATTACATCTAAATCATCACCTATATAAAGACCATTAATATAAACAGAAAATGCATTAGCACAAGATGTTGTTGAATTTATTGTTGCACCTGTCGGATTTGTAAAAGTTGGAATAGTCCCACCTTGAATACAAAACGTACCAGTATCTCCACTTGTTAGACCTGATAAAATAGCAGGTCCAGAATTACAAGCAACAAAATTCAAACTGTTTGAAGTGGTTGCAGTATAATTAAAATTATAACAACTTGATAAATTTTGTAATTCAACGACTTTCAAATCCGCAGTATATCTAAATACTTCAGATAATTGTGTTACCCCAGGAAGAAAAGTAAAATTAAAATCAAAATTGTCTGGTCGTGGTGGTTCAATTTCTACTCGCTTACTTTTAATTTTTGTATCTACTTCAAACATCGTCATATATCTTGATATTGCGGGAGAAACTTGAAAATCTTCTTCATCCAATAAAAATCCTTGTAGGGTTAACTTGTAGTTTATTATATAATATTTTCTTTTTTCTAATTCTTTTACTGACTCATCGGACACTTCTTCCATAATTATTGGCATGTAGTGCCCGTTAATTTGAGTATATGATTGGACTGAAGCGAATGTTTGCATAACAATTTTGTTAAACTCGTTGTTTTCTCTCATTCGATTACAAAACAACTTTAAATTGTAAACTATATCAACAGCAACAGGCTGAGGAACTTTATAAACATCGGCCCCTTTTCTTTGACCGTCCCATGTTGGCACTGTAAAATAATTAATTCTAAGTTTTTCGGGGATATTAAATTTACTACCGACGTATTTTCCTGGTTTAACTTCAGGTGTTCTTACAATAGCTAAAAAAGGTAATGATATGTTTTTATCTAAATCTTGAAAATTCCATGTTTGTGTAAATTGCATCCAATTTTGATTGGTTATAATTCTATCAATCAACGGTACTTTTTTTTCATCAACAACTAATTCCAATTTGTCTTTAACAAAATCTAAAAATCCTCTATCCAAATCGGCATGTAATACCCCTTTTGGTAAAAACGTTCCATGTCTTGTTATGTCTTCGAGCATTTCTTCTCTTCTTTCCACACCAAATTTTTGTGGAATTAAAGGTAAATGTTTTTTTACTTGTTTTGGAAAGGCCATAATTTAATTAAATTCCTTCAAATTCATTATTTGTGACAGGAGTTGC